CCTTTTACAGGCATCCGCGAAAATCCCGTTTTTTGTTGAAATGTTGAGTTTTAGGGGTTCAGCTGGGTAAACTGAAAAGCGAAGGAGCAAAATGGAACTCAAAACAATCGAACTAGCCAAATTACAGCTAGACCCAGAAAACGTCAGAAAACACGATAAACGCTCAATAGAAGCCATAAAACAGTCGCTAGATAGTTTCGGTCAGCGCAAGCCCGTTGTGGTCACCAAAGCCAACCTCGTCGTTACTGGTAACGGCACAGTCGAAGCTGCTCGCGAACTTGGCTGGACTGAGATCCAAGTCGTAGAAATACCAGCCGACTGGACTGAGGACAAAATCAAAGCCTTTGCAATAGCCGACAACAGAACCAGCGAACTTTCAAACTGGAATACCGAACTACTGATAGACGAACTTTTTGATTTACAACTTGCTGACTGGAATCCCGACATCGTAGGTTTTACTCAGGACGAACTGGACGATTTGGTCGAGTGGCAAGCTAATCCGTTCCAAATGGTTCGAATGAATATCGCAGACCTCAAACCCCACCCAGGAAACTACCAGACCCACCCCGATTCTCAGCTAGAGCAAATCCAAGCCAGCATTCGTCAGCACGGTTTTTACAGAAACGTAGTAGTAGCTAGTGACAACACCATACTTGCAGGGCACGGAGTAGTTGAAGCAGCCAAGCGAATGGGTAAAAAACGAGTTCCAGTAATCAAATTAGATATAAGTTCTGATGATCCAAAAGCCCTAAAGGTTATGACCTCAGATAATGAAATAAATAACTTGGCAAAGGTGAACGACAGGGCTTTGACTGAACTGCTAAAAGGCTTACTGGAGATTGAGGGCAACGGTGCTCTTATGGGAACAGGTTTTGACGAGAATCAGTTAGCGGCGCTCGCCTTTACAACCAGACCAGCCAGCGAAATGCAAACTCAAGATACGGCAGCCGAATGGGTCGGAATGGCCGACTGGGAACCTCGCCCAAACTATCCAACGATAAATGTTCGCTTTGAAGACGAAGACGACAGGCAAAGGTTTATGGAACTGATAGGCGCAACTGTTGTAAATGCCAAGCAAGGTGCGGTCTGGTCAATTTGGTGGCCTGAGCGTGAGCGTGAAGACATACGAAACATTAGGTTCGGTATAGATGAAGAAGCCTAAATATCCCGTTTATGTAATCAGCAAAGGTAGGGCTGACATCTGCCTTACTGCACGAATGTTTGTCGAAGACAAAGTGCCGTTCAAATTGGTTGTAGAACCACAAGAATTTGAAGACTATGCCAAGTATTACCCAAAAGAAATTATCGTCACTTTACCATTCAGCAACTTAGGTCTAGGTTCTATCCCAGCTCGAAACTGGGTTTGGCAAGATGCTAAAGCGAGCGGTGCTGAACGCCATTGGATCTGGGACGACAACATCAGCCGAACTTCGTTCTACTGGGAAAGTCGAAGGGTGGCAATAAATGCAAACATAGCCATAACTGAAATAGAGAAGTTTGTAGATAGATACACCAACATAGCTGTTGCTGGTATGAATTATGAATCTTTTGCCTTTTGGAAACCCACGCCTTACATTCGTAATTGTCGTGTTTATTCAAACCTGCTTATCAAAAACGATATTCCTTTTGAGTGGCGTGGTAGATACAACGAAGATACAGATTTGTGCCTTCAAGTTCTATCAAATAACTGGGCAACAGTGTTATTCAACATCTACATGATCCGAAAAGCCCGAACTATGACGATGAAGGGCGGAAATACAGACCAACTGTATGCAGGTGACGGCAGACTAGAAATGGCGCGTAGTCTGGAGCGAAACTGGCCTTATGTTGTCGAAACCAAACGTAAGTATCAGCGACCACAACATCACGTGAAGAAAATCTGGACACAATTTGATACTCCCCTGATAAGGCGAGATGATATTGATTGGTCAGCAATAGAAAATGAAAAATTAGACCTAAAGCTGATACAACAAGCTGAAATCAAATCGGCACATTTGGCTAAGGTCGTGGAGAACTACAAGAACAATGCCAAATAAAGGTAGACCGCCAAAGCCATTAGAACAAAAGCGGATGCTGGGTAACCCAGGAAAGCGGGCAATCCCGAAGTCTGGCACGATTCAAGTTCTGCCTATGGCAACTCAGATCCCAGAACCAACCCGACCACTGGGCAAACCAGGTCGTGAGTTATGGGACAGGGTATGGCTTGCTGGTGCTACGTGGGTAAGCCCCACAACAGACGTTGAAATTTTGCTTATTACGTGCGAAATGATAGATGAGCGCTGGAATTTACGAGCCAAGGTCTTACAGGGCGAAGATTCGAAGGACAGGCGCAATCTAAATCAGCTAACAAAGCTAATTCAAGAGAATTTATCGCTTTTAGGTTTTACTCCTGCCGATAGAACAAGACTTGGCGTGGCTGAGGTCAAAGCGCAAAGCAAACTAGAAGAACTAATGGCAAGACGTAATGAAAAGCAGTAGCTGGCCACCAAAGTGGTTAACCCCAGTACCAGAATCGGCAATAACCGATGGTGAAGGTCAGCTTGTAATTGATTTTGCCGAGGCTTTTGGTTTGATTACCAAGGATTCGGTTGCTGGTAAAACTGGCGAACCACTAGTCCTGAGAGATTGGCAAAAGGAACTAATCAGACACGTATTTGCCAGGGAAGACGGTGGACTAAGACACCAGAACGCACTGATTGGTATGCCACGAAAGAATGGTAAGTCAGCTTTGGGATCAGTCCTTGCTCTCTATAGCCTGATTCTTGGCCCTCGTGGTGGTGAAGTTTATTCAGTAGCAGCAGAAAAGGAACAGGCACGAATTGTTTTCGCAGATGCTAAAAGAATTATTGAAGCAAGCGAAGAATTATCAGCAATTACCACGCTTTATCGTGATGCTATTGAGGTCAAGTCGCTAGGTTCCGTTTATAGGGTTCTATCTGCTGAGGCTTATTCAAAAGAAGGTTTGAATCCGCATTTTGTTCTATTTGACGAGTTACACGCCCAGCCCAGTCGTGAACTCTATGATGTTATGTCACTTGCTATGGGTGCAAGAGGTAATCTCGCCATGCTTCTTGCTATCACGACTGCTGGCGTAAAAACCGATAGTTCTGGTAAAGATTCAATCGCTTACTGGCTAAAACAGTATGGTGAACGAGTTGCGCAGGGCGAGCAGGAAGATAATGCGTTTTTTATGGCTTGGTGGGAATCTGACGGGGACTATCGCTCGCCAGATACCTGGGCAAAGGCAAATCCTGGTTTTGGTGATCTAAACGCCATTTCTGATTTTGAATCAGCTGTAAAGCGAACAATGGAATCCGAATTTCGTACAAAACGCTGTAATCAGTGGGTAAGTTCTACAAATAGCTGGCTTCCTGACGGGCTTTGGGAATCTAAGCAAGGCGAGTTTGAAATTAGTCCAGAGGACGAGATAATTCTTGGCTTTGACGGATCTTTCAATAACGATGCTACGGTCATTATCGGTGCAACAATCCCGAAAGAACAAGAGCCAGTCAAGGTATTTATGGTGCAAAGTTGGGAAAAAGACCCAGCAATTCACGACATAGATTGGCGAGTTGATGTACAAGAGGTAGAACAAACGATTATTGAATTCTGCAAAAAGTATCCAAATGTTCGTGAAATAGCCTGTGACCCTTTTCGCTGGGAGCGTTCAATGGAGATACTGGAAACGGACTTTGATTTACCCATAGTCAAGTGGCCTTCAACCAATGCAAGGCGTATGGTGCCAGCCTGTGCAAAATTCAAGGATGCCCTGAATGAAAATCAGCTAATTCACGACGGCAATCCAGTACTGGCTAGGCACTTGGGTAATGCTGCCGTCAAAGTGGATCACATTGGTCCACGAATCGTGAAAGAAAACCGAAACAGCCCACGCAAGATTGATGCTGCTGTGGCAGCCATTATTGCAGTAGATAGGGCGCTTGCAGGTAGAATAGAACAACCAGTACCTGAATTTTTCTTGTAGGCTAGGAAAATGACTAGAAACTTATTTGCGCTTGCATTACAAACGTCAGGTGCTACCGCTATCTCAACTGGCGTATTTATGGTTTTTCCACCAGCAGGAGTAGTAATTGCTGGAGTATTTTTGGTGCTATTTGGTTTGGCGATAGAGAGGCGTAATGCTGAATAATCTGCTCGAAAAGCGAGCTATAAGTTTTCAAACCCTATGGGGTGCTGGTTCTGACTTTGAACTTGGAACTAGATCTGGAACTCTTATCAATGAAGACACCGCGCTACAAATCAATGCTGTTTTTTCAGCCATTAGTTTGATTAGCAATACAGTTTCAACTCTTCCGCTAGATGTTTTGATTCGTAGAGACGGAGAGCAACGAGCTTTCCGACCAGCACCAGCTTGGATTCAGCGACCAGATATTGACTTTGGTGATAAGACCCCGTTCTATTCAGCTGTTGTTACCTCAATGCTTTTAGATGGCAATGCTTTTATTAGAGTTTTTACTGGGCGAAATGGCGAGATTGTAAACCTAAGCGTTTTAGATCCAAGTTCCGTTACAGTTCAAAGAACAAGTTTCGGTAACGTCAGGTACATAGTAACTGGCGAATCTAAACCTTTGACTCAGGACGAGATTGTTCAAATTATTGACATTGTTCAGCCTGGACACGTTCGTGGGGTAAGTCGTGTCGCAGCCCTGAATGAAAACTTTGGCTTGGCTATGGCGATTGAAGAATACGCTGCTCGCTTTTTTGGACAAGGTGCGAATCCTGCTGGCGTAATTGAATTTGAGGGCAATCTAACAGCAGAACAGGCTAAAAATCTGGCCGACGGATTTGATGCACGACACAGAAACTCAGGGCGCAGGGCTCACAAGACTGGCGTATTGTCTGGTGGTGCAAAATACAAACAAACATCAGTTGATCCAGAAAAGGCACAAGCCCTAGAAGCTAGAAGAATGTCTGTTGAAGATGTTGCTCGTGCTTTTTCAATCCCTAGTAACTTTCTAAACCTGCCTGGCACAAATACCTACTCGTCTGTTGAACAAAACTCGCTGATGTTCGTCAAATACTGCATCCGTCCAATCGTTGAAAAAATCGAAGGCGGTCTAAGTAGACTGATGAATCGTTACCCAGGTGGCGAGACTGCTTATCTAAAGTTCAACCTAGATTCACTACTTAGAGCTGACTTTGCTGTTCGTAACTCTGCCTATAGTGTTGGATTGCAAGCTGGTTTTTATACAGTAAATGACATTCGTAGATTTGAGAACCTACCCCGTATTGACGATGAATCAGCCGATACGGTGCGTGTTCCATTGGCAAACATAAATGTAGAGGCAGCCGACCTTTCCGCACAGCAGGTAAGGGTTCGTATGGCTCGTGAATTGGTTATGGTCGGTTATGACCCGATTGAAACCCTACAAGCGTTTGGACTACCAGCAATTACACACACAGGAGTTCCAAGCGTTCAACTACAACAGCTAGCACAACTAGATCCAAACGACCCGACAAGTTTGTACGAGGGGAACTAATGACCATTTCATCAGGCCAAATTGCAGTAGGAACTGCCTCAGTTGCGATTGACGGAGTTTGGCACAATCCGTCACGAATAACTATTCAAAATTTGGATAACTCAGATACCTGCTTTATTGGAAACAGTAACGTGAGCCCGACCAATGGTCTAGGTCTAACAAAACTTGAGATGATTCAATTTGATTTAGCACCACTTGAGCAGCTGCACGTAGTTTCTACAAAAACGAATCACGTAATCGCTTGGCTAAGGCAGACAATCTAATGCCTTACTACATTTCAAACAATAACCCAGAATGTACAAACTGGGCAGTAGAAAAAGAAGACGGCGAAGTAATTGGTTGCCACAACACAAAGCAAGATGCTATAGATCAAATGGTTGCCGTCAGTATTGCTGAGGATATGGAACCAGGTGGGGAAAGAGCCAGACCAGGAACTCTAATGGTCGGTGACTACGTTTCTTGGAACTCGTCGGGTGGACGAGCTAGAGGCGAGATTGTTCGTATTGAAACTGACGGCGTTATTGCAGTTCCCGATACAGATTTTGAAATTACTGGAACACCAGACGACCCTGCTGCTTTGATTCAGGTTTACCAACGTGTAGAGGGTGGTTGGGAAGATACAGATGTTTTTGTTGGACATAAATTTTCAACATTGACAAGAATTGCAGAACTTGAAGAACCAGACGACGAATACATGGACGAGGACGAATCTCGTCAGGTAAACCTAACACCACCTGCCTATATGAGGGCAGCTGCCAGACAGGGTCTTCGTTATTACGAAGAAGGCTTAGGCGGAGACGGATTGGTAGACAGAACCATACGAGAAGCAAGAGCTATGGCAAACGGAACTGTTACCGCTGATAAGTGGGTTCGTATTCGCGCTTGGATTGCAAGACATCTAGTAGACCTTGATGTTCCTGCAGCGCAACCAGGTCACGAAGACTACCCAAGCCCAGGAGTTGTTGCACATCTACTCTGGGGATCAGGGCCTTCAAAGCGTGCTGCACAGCGAGCGCTGGATTATGCCGAAGGCGTGGTAACTAGAATTGAAGCAGAAAATGAAGGCAGAGCGAAAGGGCAAGCCTTGTCAAAGATAGAAACTCGCATACACACGACTGAGTTTGAAATTCGTCAGGACGAAACTGGCGGAATGATGTTCGAAGGCTATGCTGCTGTATTCAATAGTCCAAGCGAACCACTTCCGTTCACAGAGCGAATTGCCCCTGGTGCCTTCCGAGGCAGTCTGCGTATGCGTAATGACATAAAAATGCTTTGGAATCACGATACGGGAGCAGTACTTGGATCTACTCGTGCCAAAACTCTCTATCTTGAAGAAGACGACAGGGGCTTGAAGGTAAGGGCTATGTTGCCGAACACAACGCTAGGTAGAGATACAGCCGAACTGATTAGACGTGGAGATGTTAGCGCTATGAGCTTTGGTTTTAGCGTTCCAAAGAATGGCGATAGCTGGAATGAGAACGGAACCGAACGAACCCTAAATCAAGTTCGACTTCACGAAGTCAGTATCGTGGCCTTCCCAGCCTATACAGCGACCAATGGCACAACCTCGGTTCGTGGATTAGACAGAATTGCTGAGCGAGCAGATGTAGATGCAGACCAACTGGCTGATGCTTTACTAAAAATTGAATCTGGTATGGACATGACGATTGAAGAAAAGTCACTTATCACCAAAGTCCTAGACACGCTTGCACCAGACATTACTGAAACACAGGACGAATTTGATGGTCAGGCTTGGCTTGCTCTCAAAAAGAAAAAACTAGAAACACTGATCAAGAAGGCATAAATGAAAAGCAAAGACGAAATCAAAAGCGCAATTTTGAACGCACTTGGTAACCCAAGTAGTGGAGTTATCGTAGACAACCTGGACACGATTGTGAACGCAGTTGTTGGCGATGAGAACAAGGCCGAAGATAGAAAAGGCTTGTCAGATTCTCTGCCAGCTAAAGAAACTCGTGTTATTGAGGTCGCCGAAAAGCGATAGAAACGAGTTCGCCCAGCCTGGTTCCCCTTCCTTCGCCAGGCTGGGTTTTCGCTTATCTGGGATCTTGTAAAAACTAAAACCCCCGTTGGTCGGAGATTATGGAAGAGTATGGACACGAACCAACGGGGGAAGTCTATTTAGTTATGAAAAGAACCATAACACAAAACTAGATTTTTGTTATAGTCAAATTATGGAGAGAAACGACACGCCCAGAAAAGAACGAAAATGTGTTCACCTTCGCTGTAACCAACGAGAACACGCTAGGGGCGTTTGTAAGCGACACTATAACTTCCTGAATGGTTTTACCCAATCCATAAGGGAACGACGGACTAAGCGAGAACTAGAGCCTATAAAGGTGGGCAAAATTGACCCTGATGACTTCTGGGAATGGGTCAAGGTAGAACTAAAGATAACGACTTGATAACAATACCTAGTTTGGGTTGACAGGCTAGCTAGACCTGTTTGAATTTTTTTTGTAAGGAAGGAAAGGACAAGAGAGATGAGACTTCCAGAAGAAACCAAATCATATCAATACGGAACTGATATAGCCCCTGAGGGTGCTGAATGGGGATACATACTGAAATACAGATTGAAAGAAAGTGACGGGATGAAAACAAACTTTTTTTCCAATAGAGAAGTCGAGCAACTAGATAACAACCCAAAAAGGTTTTACCAAAGATACGCAGGCATACTCAAGGTTGTTGGTAAACAAAGATTGAAATGCTGGCGATACCAGAAAATACAGATAAGAATAGCGATTTAGATATCAGAGAAATGGAAGGGTACAAAATGAATAAGATTCAGAAAATTGAGGCAGGTCACTATGAATACAGGGGATACCAAATCCAGAAATACCCCCACAATCGGTGGGCTGTAATCGTCTTTGTAAATGGAAAAGAATTTATGCGAATCGCCCAGTCAATCGTCGGGGCAGCTCTTATGATTGACCGATTTATTGAAAGACAAATGGTGAACAACTAGATCTCCAACCAAGCAGGAGAAGTAAGAACCCCGACACCCCCAGTCGGGGTTCTTATGTTATGCCCTAATGTAAGCTAGAAGCAGACTGAGCGTAATCGCCGTCTATTGGTTGAGCGTCACCGCCACCGCAAATAACTATTGAAAGGTAACAACTACTATGTCTGAATTTGTAAAGACTCAGCAAGAGTTGCGCGCTAACCTGACCGAGCAGATTCGTGAGGTTATTGATACAGCTGAGGCTGGCAAGCGTGGACTAACTGCAGAAGACCTACAAAAAATTGAGCGCATTGAGGCAGATATTGCTCGCACTGACGAGACAATCGCTGTTGCTCAGCGCAACGAGGAGCGTAAGGCAGAGCTTTCTGTAGCAGCTAAGGGATTCACCCCAGTTGTTTCAGAGCGTTCCGCAACTGACGTTCTTCGTGAGATTGCCAACACTCGTGGATCTCACACATTCGAAAAGCGTACTCTCGTACCAAGCACCAACACAGTACCAAAGTCATTCTTTGACG